CGTGCCGGTGAGAATCCAGCACCGGCCCGCCGATCAACTGCGACAGATTCCAGGCGCCCTGGTCCATGCGCAACCGCTCGACGTAAGCGCCGCCAAGATCGCGGCGGGCAACATCCGCGCCGGTAGAAAATACAACTTCAACCGTGCCCCGCTCCGCGTTATAACTGGACGGCTCCACGGTGGCCGCCCTGGTGAAGAAATCGTTCACTGTTGTTGTCCTCCCTGGTCCTGCTGAGACTGGCCTTGCACGGTGGTTCTGCGGGGATCGGAATCGAGTACCAGCCCAAGGCGGTCGGCACGGGCATTGTCGGCGGCGATCTCCGCGTCAATCTGCTCGGCGTCCCATCCGGAGCGCGCCACCATCTCGCTGCGCGACACGAAGCCGGCCCGCACCTGGGCCACCATGTTCTGCGTCTCGTCCTTGGGGTTTAACATCTCGATCTGCGGGCAGATCCACCGCACATCCGCATATTGCTCGGCGGCGCCGGGCAACACGCCGGTGATGGTTGCCATGCGTACCCACGCCAGCCAGACGGGGCGGCAGAACTGGTGCACCAGAATGTGGTCCTGGATGCTTTCCAGGTGGCGGCGGAACTCCAGTAGGCTGTGCCGCCCGCTGGCGAACGTCACCTGGGACACGTCGCCGGAAAGGAGCTCGTAGGGGATGCCCAGCGCACGGGCTATGGCCCGCAACTGCTGGCGCACGAACGGCTCGAAATCGGCGGCGGGCGGCGGGGTGGCGATCTCCACGTCCTGTCCCGGCTGCAACACCACGGCGGCGCCGGGTTCGAGCGTGGGAGGCTGCCCAGGTGTGCCGTTGAGCGGATTCGTGCCGTCCTGCGTGGTGATGAACGCGGTCATCAGCGCCGCGATCTTTTGCTTGACGAGGCTGGCCTCCAGGTACTCCTGCAACTCCCGAAGCGGCAGCATGGCGGGCGCGAGCCAGGGCACGCCGCGTTCCTGGCCCGGACGGTCCTGGGCGTAAACGTGGATCACCTGATCGGCGGGCACCTCCACCGACAACATGTTGGGCGCGTTTGCCGGGTGCTTCTGGAACAGCCAGTAGGAGACGCGCCTGCCAGCGTCGTCATAGCGGATGCCGTTGAGCGTGCGGCTATCGACGCGGCTGTTGTCGAGGAACTCGCGCCCGAGCAACTGCAACTGGAGCGGGACCCGCTGGTCGGGAGCGAGCACCAGGCGCACGATGGCCTCTCCGGAAACAACCACGGAGCGAAGCACTGCCTGTTCGAGGCCGTAGAAATCGTGCCGGCCGTTGAAGTCGGTCTGGTCGGTCCAACGCGCCCACGCCCGCTGCACCAAAGCGCGGATCGCGGGATCGGCGATCTGCGGGTGCGGCTTGATGCCCGCCTGTACCGTGTTGTGCGTCAGGCAGTCCACCGCCAGGCGCGCCCAAGGGTTATTACGGTGCAGGTCTTCGGCGCGGCGCACCAGCACGTCCGGAGGGACATTGTTCAGGAAACTGGTGCTGGCGGGCGACCAGTTGGACAGACGGGCGCCGCCGCCGGCCGCATCCCAAAGCGCGGAGCGCACCCCGCCCTCCCGCTCCTTCGAGCGGTTTTTGAAAATCCAGTTGAACATGTAGTTTTAGCGGTCTTCGATGCGGATGCCTTTGCTCTCCAGGAAGCGGATGAGCATGGGCACGGTTTCAGCGATGAAGGCGCCGATGTCGAACGTCACATAAGCCCACTCGTTGCGAGGCCATTCGCGCCGCATCCGCGCGAGATTGAGTTCCCGCTCGTTCTTGTACGGATGGTCCTTGCCGGTGTCGTAGAAAAGCCGGTCCACGCGGGTGTTCATCTCCATGGTGTCGGGCCGGTTCTTGTCGGAATAGTCGCCTGCCTGATAGGCATTGAGCGTCAGGTCGAAACTGCCGTTCATCCGGAAGGTGTTGCTCAGGCACTCGGGCCAAGCACCTGCTGCGGTCAGCCCGTTCACGGCCATCAGTTTCAGAATGTCGCGCCCGGTGTACCGGATGTGCCGCCCGCTGCCGGGATTGGGATCGTGGGCCTGCAATTCCAGCACGCCGCGGCTGATGAAACCCTCGACGCGGCCGCGCGGAAATCCGGTCAACTCCAGCACCTCGGAAAAAGAGAAGATCGGGTAATCGAGCCAGTTCCAGCGCTGGGGCTTTTCGCCGTTGACGTACGCGACGATGTAGTCCTGGCCCGTGATCTCTTCCCACAACTCCGCGACCGTCTTCTGCTTGCGCGCCATCGCTTATCTCCAGAGGGCCTTGTGCGGGTTCATGATCGGGATGTGCGCCAGTTCCTCGACGGTGAGGGTGCGCCGAATGTCATCGTAACCTGCGGCAGCGTCCGCGGCCTTCTTGGCGGCAGCGATGTTGCGGGCATCCGTCTCGATAAAGAGGATGGCGGCCAATCCGACAAATACCGCGCGGCCCGTGCGGACATAGCGTTCGGCACGGTTGCGGCCGGTCCAGCACGCTCCGTGCCGGGTCGGGTTCAGGATGCGGATTTTGTTCGGGCACACTTCGGATGTCCAACCAGAGAACTGGAGCTCCGGGAGTCCGGAGCAGACTACGTCTTCATTAAACCAGCACGGTACAGGTTTGTCAAGCAGCAAGGTGAGCGGCTGGTACGATCAGGACCTGCTGCCCCTTGCAATCACCGCCAGCAGGTGTATATTCAGATCTGATGGGCCGAATCATTACAGGAGGATACAATGAGCCGAACTTCGGCTGTTTGTACCAAGGCGCTCTTCCTCTGCCTGGCTTTCGCGTTTTCCAGCTACGCGGGCATAATCACAGACAACTTCAACGACAACTCCTTCAATACAATGCTGTGGAGCACATCTTCAAATGCCGGCGTCCTCTCGGTATCCGAGACCGCCCAGCGCCTCCAGGTAACCCTTACGGGCGATAATGCGTCCGGGGGTGTGGGCTTGCGTGGCTCGGTGTTGGGTGACTTCGATCTTCAGGTCAACTTCGTTCTACTGACCGACATCGACCAGTTCAACCACGACGGCACCCCCTCCGGAGTGGGTTTGATAGGTTTGGGAGGCGGCGTCTACAATCTTCGGGCGGTCGTTGACTTCGGAACTCCCGGCATGGGCATCGTCGGCGCCTATCTTGGGGGCACTTTTCAGCAGGAACAACCTTGGGGCTGGGCGCTCACCTCGGATATGTCCGGTCGGCTCCGAGTGACCAGGACGGGTAACGTTTTCTCAACCTACTATTGGGGGTCGGGTAATTGGGTACCTCTTGGGTCTAGCACAAGCACCTTGACGGGGCCGGCTGATGTTGCTCTGGGTATGCTGGCTGATGGAGGTATGACAGTCTCAGTGGCTTTTGATGACTTCTATCTCCAATCGGACGGTTTCACGGGAGTTCCCGAGCCAAGCTCGTTTGCGCTCGCCGGCATTGCCCTGGGGGTTATCTGCGCCCTCGGAAAACGCCGTCATCCTGCCAGGAACCGGGATCGATAGACCTGGTAGGGATTCGCAGGCGCAGGTTGCACATTCCGGAGCAGCAATGCTAAACGTTCGGCTTCCACGTCGAGCGTCACGCCATGGCTGGCCAGCCCGTGTATCGCAGCCAGCGCGTACACCGCACAATCCCACGCCTCAGCCGCGCGGCCTTTCCGACGTTCCCATGACCGCTCCGGGCGGCCCCGTCGATACTCGGTCTTCAGATATTCGCTCGTCATCTGCTCGAAAAAGGGCAACTCCACCGTGGTGGGAAAGTGAATGCAGCCGGGTCCTTCAGGCAGTTTCAACTGCTGCTGGATCGACATCTTGCAACTGTCCACGCCGATCACGTATACCTTGCCTTTGGCCGCCTTGCTCTGCCGCCGCGGCCATACCGGGCGCGGACCTGCCATACCTTTGATGGCCCAGACGCGCCGGCCGCGCCGCTGTTCGCAGAAATCGCAGACCACCTGCGTGAAGTGGCCGCCGCTGTCGATGCACACGGCGTGAACGTTCACCGGGCCCAGGAGGGGATGCGGCCAAGGCTTTAGCAGGAACCCGTCCAGCGCCGCCCATAACGCAGGGGTGCTCGGGTCACCTGGGATGACCTGATGGGCCATCAGCCAGCATTCTTCCGCCTTGGTCCAGGCGTATACGGACACCTCCACGCGGTCGTCCTGGACGTCCACGCCTGCGGTCACCACGGCGGCGCGCTCGGGCAGCATGGGGCCGTACACCTCGCGCCGCGCCAGCAGTTCGGCCTCGGTTACCGCGCCGGCCGCCTGGTCGTCCCACAGTTCTGCCAGCGACGTGTTGATGAAGGCGCGCAACCGCTCGATGTTGCCCTGCGCGGCCAACCATTCCGCTGCCAGCGCCGACCACGGCCGCCACGGCGAATACAACTCGCTCACCTGGAAACCTGCGATGACGGAGGCCGGATTCGTGACGACCCACCGCCCATTGGAAACCATCCAC